TAGCGGTCGCACCCGAACGCTACTGACACGAAAGGAACCGAGATGCCAGCAATAGTTACAGCCTCACAGCTGAGGACAATTCTTGGTGTCTCGGTTTCTTTGTATAGTGATGCTCAATTGGATTCATTTATTGATTCAGCTGAGCAAACAGTTTTGCCTTTACTTACGCAATACCAATCATCGGTGACTTTTGCTAATGTGAGTGATTCCGTCATTTATTTCACCACACAGCGGCCAAATTACTTTGTGCCGGGTCAATCTGTTGTTGTTACCGGGGCCGGAACTTACAATGCGACTTATACAGTCACCGATGATCGGATTGAGCCTTACACATTTACAGCTGCAACAGCGGCAGCTGATCGAACATACCCATTGCCGTTTATTCCAAACGCAACTGCAACGCTAAGCGGTGGATCGGCAGCGGCTTTGTACGCAAACACACCACCGATTGAAAATGCAATTTTGGTTGTAGCGGTCGAAATTTTCCAGAGCATTACAGCTCCCGGCAACCAAATCATGTCTGACAATTTTCAGCCTAGCCCGTTCGTTTTAGGCCGCAGCCTTTCCAATAGAGTCATCGGTCTTTTAGGCCCGTTTCTTGATGTTGAAACGATGTGCCAATGAGCATTGAATCCGCAATCCGAACACCATTGAAAACAGCACTTTCAACCATTGCCGCCAATGTGTACAACGGGATCCCAGAAACAATGACTAGCCCATCAATTTGTTTGATTCCGGATGCACCTTATTTGGAAAGCGTTTTAATCAATGGCGCGACCACAAAAGTCAAGGTTAATCTGACTGTGACTGGCGTTGTCGCATACTTAAACAATGCCGCAGCTTTGGACAATCTTGAACAATTAATGATCAGCATCATCAGCACAATGCCAGATGGTTATGAAGTCGGCAATGTGAATCAACCACAACCATTGGAAGTCGGTGCAGGTAGTTACCTTACAGCCGATTTACAAGTAAGCACCTACTACACCAACTAAGGAGAAATCATGCCAACAACAATCGTTACCGGCAGAGACATCACATTTACCATCGCTGGTGATTCGTATGATGCTCAGGCCACATCAGCAATTCTGACAATTGATTCAACTATCAATACATACCAAACTCTCGATGGCAAGGCGTATTACACCACCGATTCGCAAGGCACATTTGAGGTTGAAATGCTCGCAGACTGGCCAGCCGGTGGATCACTATGCAACGCGCTTTGGACAGCGGCAGACACAGCACCAAACACACCTTTGGCCGTTGTTTTCACAGCTGCATCAGGCTCGGGTTTCAATTTTGATGTGCAACCAATTTTCCCATCAGCTGGAGGCACAGCACCAGATGCACAGACTGTTTCACTAGCCTTTACCTGTGTCACAACACCAACGCTATAAACAAAGGAGATCGGGAGCATGAAACTACCAATTACGATCGAATACACGGATGGCAATGGTGAAACATACATTGCACACCCGGCAGAGTGGGCAAAATGGGAAAACAAGACTGGCAACACGATTGGACAAGCTCAGGACAAAATGGGTGTGTCCGATTTGTTGTTTCTTGCATACCATGCAATGAAGCGCGAGGCCGTTGGCAAAACTGTCAAGCCTTATGAAATTTGGTGTGAGACTGTCAGCGACATCATTGTCGGTGATGCAAACCCAAAAGCTATAAGTCCGGAAGCATAAATCGGATTCTTTGGGAGGTAGCCATTGCAAGTGGCCAGCCTGTCAGCGAATTCAAAACAGCTGAGGATTTATTAACCGCAATCGAGATTTTGGAGAAAAGAAATGGCTGAGGAAGCGATCGCATTTAACCGCCAAGAATTGCGATCTGTTTTGACAGCTTTTAAGGCGATGGATCAGGAAGCTGTTCAGGAAGCCAAAAGCGTGAGCAATGGCTTGGCCACTTATCTGCAATCAAAGATCATTGCCGCAGCTGGTAGTCGGCCAAATGCCGCTGCATCGAGGATTGCCCAAGGCTCGCGCGTAAGCAAATCCTCCAAGATCGGTGAGATCAGCTTTGGCTTTGTTTCCCAAAAGTTTTCCGGTGGCGGTACAACCCAGCAGCTTTGGGGCGGTTACGAATTTGGCTCAAACAAATTCAAACAATTCCCGGTTTGGTCAGGCCGCCAAGGTCGTGGATCACGCGGCTGGTTTATTTATCCAACTCTCAGAGCTGAACAGCCTCATTTGATTGGTCAATGGCTCAACGCTTTCGATCGCATTTTGAAGGAGTGGTGACATGGCCGGACAATCCAGAACCTTAAAGCTAGCCTTGCTGGCCGATGTTGCTGACTTTACAAAAAACCTTGGCACGGCTGGCAAATCAACGCAAACGCTTGGCGATCAAGCCAGCGCATTTGGTAAAAAAGCTGCATTGGCATTTGCCGCAGCTGGTGCCGCAATTGGTGCATTTGCTATGGCATCTGTTAAAGCTGCCGCTGAGGATGAGGCTGGCCAAAAGAAGCTTGAGGAAACAATTCGCAACACCACTAGTGCCACAGCTTCTCAAATTGCTGGAATTGATAAATATGTCACGGCTCAAAGTATTGCCACAGCGACAACCGATGATGTTATCAGGCCGGCTTTGTCTCGCTTACTGCGCTCCACGGGAGATTTGAAAAAAGCGCAGGATTTGCTGACTTTAAGCCAAGAAATTGCAACGGCAACGGGTAAGCCTTTAGAAGCTGTCACAAATGCTGTTGCCAAAAGTTTTGATGGGTCAAACACGGCATTAACCAAATTGGGTGTTGGCATCGATGCTGCAACGCTCAAAACATTGACATTTGACCAAACACAGGCATTGCTCAACAAAACGTTTGATGGATTTATTAAGAATCAATCAACCACAGCCGCATTTAAGTTTCAACAATTAAGCATTGCTGTCAATGAAACAAAAGAGCAAGTTGGCGCAGCTTTGTTGCCAGCCGTAACGTCTTTAACCAATTACATTTTGACCAATGTGGTGCCAGTCGTACAAAGCTTTGTTAATGGATTGACTGGGCAAAATGGTCTAACAAGTGGTTTGAGCAAATCGCAAATTGCAGCAATTGAGTGGGGCAATAAAGTCAAAGGTTTAATTGAAACTGTCATTAGATTTAAGGACGAATTGATTGCTGTGGCAGCTGTCATTGGCACAATCTTTGTTGTTTCAAAAATTACGGCAGGTGTTGTTGCCACAGTAGCTTTGATCAACACATTGATTAAGGCTTACAACCTTTTGAAAGCATCAGCGATTGTTGCCGGTGTTGCATCAGCGTTTGCTTTGAATCCATTGCTTGGCGTGGGAGCAACCGCTTTGGCAGCTGGCGTTTTAGCAGGAGCAAACGCAATTGCAAATAAATCAAACACAAGTATGGCTTCAACTGGATCATCGGCTGGAGGATTTTCGGGAACAATGCCAAATGGTCAATCATTTTCCACGGGCGTGGCTTCAGCTGCAAGTAGTGCTGCGGCTGCCTCAAAAGTAGTCGCATCGACTGGAACAAAATCTACAAAAACGGCAGCCAGCCCAAACATCAATTTGACTGTAAATGGCGCAATCGATAGAGAAGGAACAGCACGGACAATTGTGGACACGCTCAACAATAGCTTTTATCGCGGCACCGGTGGTGCTGGAAATCTTGTGGCATTGGCATGAGCGTATTTAATCCGGTTTGGAAAGTCATTATTGGTGGCGTGCAATACCAATCAGCTGTTTTGGCTAATTTGACAATTAAAAGCGGTCGGACAAACATTTATGAACAGGCGCAAGCCGGTTACATCAATCTTGAGCTGATAAACCTAGATCAATCAAATGTGCTAATTCAAATCAATGATGGTTTGACAATTGAGCTGCAAGATTCCACCGGCACATTTGTGCCAATCTTTGGCGGTATTGTCGTGGAGTTTGACATTGGGATTGCGGCATCAGGTGTGGTTGGCATCAATCAGAGTGTTCGCATCATCGCTTTGGGCGCCTTGTCAAGATTGCCGAAAGCTTTAACCGATGGGGTTTTGACCAAGGATTTTGATGGCGATCAGATTTTGTCAATTCTTACCGATCTTTTAATCAATTCATGGAACGAAGTGCCAGCATCATTGCAATGGGCAACCTATAGTCCAACAGAGCAATGGCAAAATGCACAAAACACCGGATTGGGTGAAATTGATACACCTGGTAGTTATGAGCTGGCCAATCGTGGTGCATCAACCACAGATGTTTACTCATTGGTTTCAGCTTTAGCAACATCGGGATTGGGCTACATTTACGAAAACGCGTTAGGCCAAATTTCCTATGCATCGGCAGATCATCGATCAATTTATTTGGCCACCAATGGATACACCGATCTCTCAGCTGCACAGGCTTTGGCCAATTCACTATCAATCCAAACCCGTACGGGTGACATCCGCAATGAGATTGTTTTGAGGTACGGAGGCAACTCAGCAAATGAGGTTGTCGATTCTGATGCAACCAGCATTGGCCTCTATGGCCAATTGGCACAGATCATCACCACAACAATTGAGGCTCAATCTGATGCCGAGGATCAAGCCGCTTTTTACTTAACTCTTAGAGCTTATCCTCAGGCCAATTTCAACGAAATCACTTTTGAGCTGACAAACCCGGAAATTGATGATGTGGATCGGGATGCCTTGATTAACATTTTCATGGGCTTGCCGTTGCGTATCACGGACTTACCGCTCAACATGGCATCGGGAACCTATTTGGGATTTGTTGAAGGATGGACATGGCGTGCCGCTTACAACAGCGTTTCGGTCACGGCTATTCTTTCCCCATTGGCATTTTCATTGCAGGCCATGCAATGGCAAGATGTACCAATCGCAGAGCAATGGAACACAATCAGCGGCAGCCTAGATTGGGCTGATGCGTTAGTCGTAGCGTAAGGAGAAAACATGGCAAATCCAACGAGCAATTTTGGATGGCAGATGCCGACACCGACCGATCTGGTCACGGATTTGCCAGCTGATTTTGAGGTATTTGGTCAGGCGGTTGATACATCGTTGGCCGATCTTAAAGGTGGCACAACAGGTCAAGTGCTTTCAAAAAATTCAAATACCGACATGGATTTTGTGTGGGTAGCAAATGATGTTGGTGACATTACAGCTGTCACGGCTGGCACAGGAATCACGGGCGGCGGCACATCCGGTGCGGTCACAGTTTCATTTGATCAAACAAATTTTGGCGGCGGTCAATACGCAGCTGGCAAAAATAAGATTATCAATGGCGATTTTAACATTTGGCAACGCGGCACATCCTTTTCATCTATTGCTGCAAATGCTTATGGGCCAGACCGATGGACTTTTGGCGTGGTTGGCGATGTAGTTAATGTGACACGCCAAGCCTTTACAGTCGGAGAAATCACATCGATTGGTTACGGCAGCGCAAAATACTTTTGCCGGATGCAGGTGGTTTCATCTAATGGATCAGCTCGTATGTTGCAGAAAATTGAAAATGTTGAAAGTTTAGCAAATCAGTCAGTCACAGTTTCTTTTTGGGGTAAAGCGAGCGCGACCACAAGCCTTGATGTTTATTTCCAACAGTATTTCGGTACTGGTGGAAGTGCCACAGTTACCTCAACAGTTGAAGTCGTAAGCATGACAACATCATGGCAGCGTTTTACTAAGACAATTACACTGGCCTCAATTTCAGGCAAAACCATTGGTGCTGATAACTATTTAGGCTTAGAGTTTCGGGAGACTACTGCCTCAACAAACATCAGTTTTGATTTCTTTGGCGTACAGGTTGAGGCTGGATCGACGGCAACACCATTTCAAACAGCAACAGGAAATCCACAGGCAGAATTAGCCGCTTGTCAGCGTTATTTGCCAGCGATTGCGGCATCAAATGGTGAAATCTACACAGGTCAATGCTACTCAACAACAGCCGCGTTGATTCCTGTTGTGTTTCCTGTTACTGCTCGGGTTGCACCAACTGGGATCACAGTCAATTCAGCAGGTAACTTTCGAGTTAGAAACGCAACAGCAACAAAAGTCACAACGACGGCAATAAACTTTAGTACGGGAACAGTACAAGGCAGCACAATTGAAACAATTGTGGCATCTGGTTTGGTTGCTGGTAACGCCACTAACTTATTTAACGAATCATCCGGCACAATTCTATTTACAGGTTGCGAGCTATAAAATGGAAATTTATACAAACATTGATGGCGTTGAGTGTGTTACTTGGACAGATGAGCAAGGTACTCACTCAATGCTCAAATCTGCCTTTGATGAACAACAAGCTGCTTTGATTGCCGATGAGTAATTTTCCACAAGGCACATTGCCGCGTTTGATTCAGGTTGCGCTCGCTGAGGTGGGCACAGCTGAAACAGGCAACAATGAAACAAAGTACGGCAAATTCATGAAAGCAGACAAGCTGCCGTGGTGCGGATCATTTCTCAATTGGTGTGCTCATCAAGCTGGTGTCAAAGTGCCAAATGTGGTCAGCACTCGTGCTGGAGCTGAGGCATTTCAAAAAGCCAAGCAATGGCACACAACGCCAAAAATTGGTGACTTTGTTTTCTTTGATTTTATCATCGATGACAAAACCACAATCAATCACATTGGCTTGGTAATCCGGGCATCAGAAAAACAGATTGTGACAATCGAAGGCAACACATCAGCTGGTGCAAGTCAGCGCAATGGTGGAGAAGTCATGGTGAAATCAAGAGCTTTGGGAGCACGCTCATTTGTGGTGGGCTACGGCCGACCTATTTATGAGCCTTTTTCCGGTGATTTACCGGATCGACCAAAAGGAGAAAAATAATGGAGCAATTCAAAGCAATGGCAGCCTCATGGTTAAGAAGCTCGATCGCTGGAGCCTTGGCCGTTTACATGACAGGCAACACTAATCCCAAAGATTTGGCAATGGGCTTGCTTGCTGGCGTAGTGCCTTTGGCAATGCGTTGGGCTAACCCAAATGATCATGCGTTTGGTTCATCGGGGAAATGACACCAAATGAGTGGGCAGCGGTGGGCGGTCTTGTCCTTTCGATTCTTGCCGCTGTCTATTCAGCAATGAGGTTTATGATCAAAGCTGTAATGCGAGAGCTGACACCCAATGGCGGCAGCAGCTTGAAGGATCAAGTCAATCGCATTGAATCCCGGGTCGATGCACTTTACATCAAGCTTATGGAGTAGCGACACGCCACAATTTAAGCGTGATTGTTGAATTTGTCAGGCTTTCCTGTCACTCTCTCTTTTGGGAGCGAAGCACAGTAGTTCCCGAATCGGGAGCAATACAATGAACGAATTATCAATTGTGATCTTTATGATCATTGCTGGAGCCTTTTGGGCTGTCATGAGCTACGCGGT